AGTTTGACATAGCCACGAAGTTCTGCTGCTTGATAGTCTACAGCGGCTTGTCCTGTAAAAGGATCTACCGGAATGTCTGTTACATAGATGCCACTGTTGTGTTTGACTAACCGGCCGTCACGTAGTATGCTGGCAGGCACGTGATTGATATGTGCTAGAGCTTGTGTTCTATCACCTAGGTCAATGTCAATGTCTGATTCGAACTTCATAGTCCTGCTGCCTTTAACACATGTTTACACCATTCTACATCGGCCACGTGATCAGTGAATTTACGATTCCAAAAATCAGGATCAATATAAGGCATAACCAAAAGTATATGTTCGTCACTAAGGCTGTCAAGCCATTCAACACCAGACTCACAATTAAACACAACCCAAGGACTAACACGACCGGTGCTAATATGGTGGCAAATACGGTTAGCATTGCCGTACCTAAAATAGTGAGTAAAATCAGCAATATCACTGTTTCCAGCATAATCTTCCATCTCCTTTAACGCACGTTCAAGCGCATCTTGAACTGCTTCTTTACGTAAGTATTCTAACAACCATTCTTCATAGAAACTGTCCTTGCACCAGTAATCCAGTTTCTTGTTATTCTTTAGTAACCAATCCACAAAGCTGGCAAAGTTGATAGCTCTGATACTGACACAATAACGTCCAAACTTTACAAATGCATTGTAATAAGGGCTGGCAACAAAGTCCGCATAACTTTTTAATTTTGCACTGCCCTGTGTAGTCTCATAAAATCTCAAATAAGACCTAAGCCCAAATTGTACGCCTGTTTCTGTTTCTTGTTGCCAACGTCTTTTTGGCTCGCAAAGATGCACAGCCAAAGTACTTTCTTTGCTGTACTCTTTCGCACAATATTTACACTTAAATGTCACTTGAGTTTGATATCTTTATCTTCCATGCCATGTTGGCGGGCCAGTTGCTGTATTTCTTTTGGATCATTAATCTGTGCTAGCAATGCTATCTCATCATCCTTGGCCTTGGGGTACAGTTCTTTTAACAGTTTCTCTACCTTGCTGTTTGCAGACTCTTTCTTCTTGGGATTGATCCAATAGTGTCTTTGTACACCCATGTTAGGACTGACAGTGGTACACAATAGCCACTGTAGTTTCTTGTGCTTGGTAGTGCTAACATCAAAGAAGTTTGTGTTAACTCTATCGTTGGCTGCACGTAAGTACCACTCTTGAAAGTCTGCTGAACCTTCTACGCTGGCACTGTAGCGCATCATTACATAGGGACTAAACTTTTTAACTTCTTGTTCGTCTAGTTCGTCATAGAAGCCACGTGCCTTGGTGTCTAGTTTACGTAGTTCATTGTTTAAGGATAGTCGATCGCTCATACTGGATGATGGTCTATTGTAGTTTCTTCTCGTATTAATGCATACAGTATTTTAACACGATCAATGGCTTCTTGTAAAGCGGGATTTTGCTCAGCTGCCAACACAATTGGTTCCCATTCTTTAGCCAATGCTGTTCTACGAGCTTGGATATCTTCTAGAAAGTCTTCACCAATTAGTATTCGTTCTGTAGTACCCACACGACGTGCATAGATACGCCCACCTTCACGTTCATATACATAAGCAGCACCTGGTTCTAGTTGACTCATTACCAGGCCTTGCTGTAGTTAACCACCTCACTTTGTCTTGAAATGTCTTTAACAAAGTAAGCACATCTGGGTTTTTCAGTGTTCTCTAAAGGTACTGCCAACATCTGTCCGGGCTTGAGTTTAGGGAAATACCATTTGACATCTTGATAGATGTCTACTATCTCAACAGGATGAAACTCAGGACGGAAACTGCTTAGTGGATTAAAACAAAACACACTAAAGCCACGGTCATTAATACTAGTTAAAGGTACTACTTCCAAGTCACCAAGATCGGGTTCACCAATAAGTATTTGCCAATCCACAGGCATCTTGATTGTGCTGCCACCTATTTTTAATACCAGTGCCGGACTGTTAAAACTTTCTAAAAAGATCAAAGGTATGTAAAAGTAATCAGGTTCTTTAGGATCACTATTATCAAATACACAGAATCTCAAATCCTCTATCTCGTCAGGTATTTCATCCATTTCGTATGCTGCATTGTCTAAGGTCAATATCCTCATTCCCAGTCTGCTTTCTCTATTGTAAAAGGGTAATTTGCTTCTCGATAAAATTGTTTACGTTTGGTTAAATGTCTTTTTGCGAATTTACATGTGCTTGTGATGTCCCAGATTTGTACGTGGTCTTTGTCTTCCGCTTTGCGAATACCACGCCCGATACTTTGTATGACCCTAACAAAGCTCTTGCCCGGCTCAAGCAGTACAAGATTAAAAATACGGGGTATATTAATACCAACAGCAGCCACCCCATAGGTAGCGATAATAATTTTGTTTGTAGCGGTTGCAATCTCATCGTATTCTTCTTTGCGTTCTGTGGCTTTGGTGGCACCGCTGACAAATACTACATCTGGTTTATCTTTTAGTAAACTGAATAGTGTGCTTAATTCTGTTTGCAGTATTCGGCCTGTTTCAATTCTATCTACTAGAATTAAAGTGTTACCGCCTTCTTTGATTTGATCAATCATTCTAGCAATGTATGCAAGACGTTCTGTGTTAGTGACTAGATATTTAAGTTCACTTTGATAATCATTATATTCTTTATGGTCTTGTAATTGTACAACATTAACATGGCATTGAGCAAGATGTCCGGCTTCTTGTAAGTCGCTGGCACTTAATTGCCCTACTACTGGACCCAGCATACAAAAGATACTTTGTCTAGCATAATCTTCTTTGGGTATAGTACCAGTTAGTCCCCAACGTATAGGCACTTGTCCAAACGGACCACTCAGCAGTTCTTTAAGCGCATCTGCTTTGGCCATGTGTACTTCATCAACAATAACTGCCACTACACCTTCAAGAAACTCGCCAATGGTAATATCAGCTTCTGCACTTTTAGTATTCTTTAATAAGATATTTAGACTTTGCCAAGTACAGATTGTATGTGTACGTCCAAACTCTTTACGATCACCAAAGTAAACACCTACGTCCAAGTTCATGTTAACAAAGTCTTGTTCTGTTTGTGTAACTAGACTCTTGTTGGGTACAATAACAATACTACGACCATACTCGCTGACACCATCTGCTAGTGCTGCTGTAATAACAGTCTTACCTGCGCCTGTAGCAACTTCTTGTACACACTGTGGATTGGCAAAGAATCTATTAATAATCTCAGGTTGATAGTCCCTGAGCTCCATGGGCTGCCCTTCTTTAGGATGTCCCTTGGGCCATGCTATATGATGATAACTTTGCTCTGTAACTTCTCGAAACTCAAATGTGGTACGATAGTCACGTGTATCTTCTATGTCAACATCGTAGTTATAGCTTTCCAATATGGGCAGTATCTCGGGTAACAGATTGATATAAGTGCTGCCGCTGAGTTGAAAGAACGCTATCTTGCCATCCCAACGTCCAAGACGTACACTGGGCTGATACCTAGCACCTGGTATTTCATATTTGAATCGGTCCACAAGTTTTTTACGTGTGGTCAATTCAAGACCTTCAATCTTTACGTTAACTTCGTCACGGATTATTAGTTTAGCCTGCAATGGATCTTGCTCCTCTTGATGACTTATTATACACGTCATGTGCAAAATAAACAACCTTCTCGGCACGATCAATCAACATTTGCTTTTCACCGCCATATAGCATGCCTGCCGAACTCAGTAATAACGGAATTGTGGTATTCCATTGGGAATGGTATTTAGTAAAGTGCACCACTCGAGCACGGGTAATATCCGGAAGTTCTTTACCGGTAGCAACAACTACTTCGGCTCCAAAATGCTGCTGTGCAAGTCCCAACAAGTGATTACTTAGGTTAGGTTCATAAATGTATATGGGCCAACGATTGGTATATTCTGCATACTTGATTAGATCTACAAAGTTACGCCCAACGTCACTGGATCCAATCTTGCTATCTTTGTTCTTCATCAAGTTAAACATTCTTGGACTAGTGGCTGCTATAGCTGCTGATTCAATGTCGTCATCAATCGTGTAACCAAGTATATCCGCATGATCAATCAAGGTGTACAAGTTATCTATACTAAACCCACCAAGTCTTTCTTGAACGTATTTGATCAACTCCGGGGCAGCATTGGTAATCTCTAACTGTTCATTACGTATAGTTAATTCAATTTTGAATGGTGTTTGTTCGCAGGCAATGATTAGATTCATTAACTCGTTAACAGCAGGATCTATTTCATATCCGTGTTCAGTAGCAAAAGCGAACACCCAATTGACATTGTATTCGGTCAACGACAGGCGCCATGCTTTCATATCTCTATCCCACTTAATTGGTCCTTGACTTTCCTTGGCTGCATCCTTGAACGCAGCCACTTGTGATTCAATATAAGGAAAACGAGCCAGTATGCTGTCACCGTCACGCCAAATACGACTAGTGCGATCTATTTGTCTAATGGGTATTCTGAACTCGGGTGTGTTTGCCGGAGCAACATCTACTCCTAGTTTGGCCAACTGCCGTTCGTACTTGAGCACAATCTTGACTGCTAGTTCAGCTTGTTTGTCTGTGAACGCAATCCTGTCATATGACTGTTCGGCAAAACTGCTGACTATGTTTACGTCATAACGTGCTAGGCTAATCGGACTACTAGTTAGAAAAGGTAATGTTACATGATTGGTCACAGGATCACGTACACCTGCAATCACTTCAATGTAATCTTCAATATGCTTATAGACTTTCATGCAACAAGTATAACATACTTAAAGTAGAATGTCAAAAAAAAGCCCACCAAACGGTAGGCTTCCCGAACCAATAACGTAAAAGGAGCTAGCAAAAACGTTCGGTTCTAAAACTCATTATGCTGCCTTCATACATGTAGTAGCAGCAAGCGATTGCCATTTTAACGGAAAGCTCTTGTACAATTGAGCAATCTTGATAGCCATACGCAAGCTCATCTCACGCAGTTTATTTTGATTAGCATCCATAAATGCAATGATCTCGTCTGTACCCGCTTCAGTAATGTCCATGTCTTGAAACAAGGCACCTGTACTAGCAATCTGCTTAATACGCAACAACTTGTCACGCATGGTGTCTAAGGTCAAGTCCAAATAGTGACAACGTGACTGCAATGCGTCCAAATGGTCTTTGAGCTTTTGCGATTTCATTTTGTCAAACTTAAGATTAGTAATAAAGATTACACTACCTTTAAAGTTAAAACTGTTTGGAATGCCTTCGTCTTTGAGCACACGAGATTCAGCTAACCAGCTAATGCGTCGGCTCTTACCTGAGTCTAGTGCACCTTTTAACAAGTTAAGCGCAACGTCATCAAACAAGATTGTGTCGCAATCGTCAAACACTAGCACACAGTTTTCGTCACTGTATTTGTATAGAGCTTGATACA